ACGCATTGTACCAATACACATTGTCTACAGCTTTTACCGTCAGCAGCGCAAGTTATGCAAACAAGTCTTTTAGCGTAAGCAGTCAGATAAGCTCTGCAGCATCAATGGGCATTAGCTCAGACGGGAAAAAAATATTCGTAAATGATTTTTCTAGCGAAACGGTCTTTGAATATGAGCTGACAACAGGCTTTGACATTGCCACAGCTAGTTATACAGGTAGGTCGTATGCGATGTCTGGGCAGATGAGTTCAAGCGCGCATCTTTTTATATTACCTGATGACCAGAGCTTTATATCTGGTGAAAATGCTGCAAGCACAGTCTATGAGTATTCATGCGCATCCTCTAATATCCCATCAGGCTACCACGCAGCCCACACCACAACCTCCACAGACTCAACATACTGGACTGACATTAATTCTATGACAGCAGATGAAGCTGCTGGTTCTGGCGCGATCTACTACTGCGTATCTACTGATGACAGGACAACGTGGAAGGTTGCCAAAGGTACTGATGGTGAGAGAAGCATAGTCAGGAACAACTCAGGAACGTGGCAGTACAACTCTAATGGTACTTATGGCTCTACGACTTGGGCGAATGCTACTACCAACGCAGAGCTAGCTGCTATTCAGGAGGCTATGACGGGTGCGGCTAGTGTAACTGGAGCTGATGATTTGTCTACGGCATCACTAAATAATTCATTTGACGTTAGCAGCCAGACCACTGGCCCTGAAGCCGTTACGTTTAATCCAACAGGAACAAGAATGATTGTTGGTTCAACGACTGATAGCTCAATCAAAGAATACCATCTTACCACTGGCTTTGATGTCAGCACTGCGTCGTTTGATTCTTCAAATTCTTTAGGAGTTGGAAGAATAGATGGAGTAACTTTTAATAGTGACGGAACAAAAATGTACGTTGTTAGCTCCGGTAACGCTTCAATACATCAGTTCTCCCTAAGCACTGGGTTTGATATTAGCACCGCTGGCGCTAGTGCCGTTGGTTCTTTTAACACTAGCTCTGTAACAACTGATATGAGAGATGTGCAAATAAATAATGACGGAACAAAAATATATACGATTTCAGATAGCGATGACCAAATTGAAGAGTTTAATCTTAGCACTGCTTATGACGTAACCACTGCTAGTCACGAGTCATCTACAAGCGTAAGCACACAATCAGGAAATCCGCAGGGATTTTGTTTTAACGGTGATGGAACTAAACTTTATGTTGCTGATGAGAACGACAGCAGCGGAACCGTATATCAATACACGCTGACGACCGCTTACGACACCAGCAGTCTAAGCTATGCTAGTAAGAGCTTTGTTACGGGAAATAACATTGCGGGAGTGTTCGTTAATTCTGCGGGTACAAAGCTGCTGGGAGCTTTGCCGGGAGATGACACAATTAAAGAATACAGTCTGGGAACAGCATCCTATCCAAACCAAATGAACAAGACGCAACTGGACGCTATCCCTGATGCCAACCACTTTACGTTAGCTAATGACCTAGACTTAGCAATTATCTTTAACATGTCTAGTGGCAGTACGGTTCCAAGCAGTGACGGTGTTGCGATTAACTACGATGCGAATGTCTTAAACCAAGGCGCAATACTAGGCACTGACTACACCTACGATGCTCCTGCTCAGAATAAGGTTAGGATAACGTCAACCAACGCGGCTAACTTGAAGATTAGGATTGTTTAAGGAAAAAGACAATGATTGCAAACGGAGAAGCAACAACCGTCAAGGCGATGGTGACAGGAGTGTCTACCGTTTCAGTCTGGGGCATAAACTTAAACGTAGAGGAAGTATCCTTTTGGTTTACGATATTGGCAGATTTTGGCGTATTTGCTGGCGGCGTAACTACGGTTGTTTTAGGAGTAAAGTCTATGCGAGAAAGCCGGGAAAATAAATGAGTCATTTTGTAGACCAAACTCTGCTTATGGAACCTGTAGATAAAGGCTGGAGATTATTATCTTCTTTTAGGTATCACAGCGATACATTGAACCAGACTATTACTGTTCCTCACGGATTCTTTACAGACCTAGCTAGTGTGCCAAGGTTAATGAGATGGCTTGTTCCAGTGGCAAATGCCAAGAATCGCAAGGCTGCAATAGTTCACGACTACTTATGCTGTGAGGCGGTACAAAATATGTACGGCATAGACCAGAGAGTGGCAGATAAGATATTCAGAGAGGCATTAGCAGTTTGTAATGTACACCCTGTAGGCCAGTGGGTTATGTGGACTCCGGTAAGAGCCTATCAATGGGCAAGAGGGTTATTTAAGTGATGTTAAGAGTTACACTTAGTTTTATTATTCTAGTTGCTTTTACCAGCTGCGGTTCATTCAACGCGGTTGAGGTGGGGCAAAAAGCCAGAGAATTAGAAGAGTCTTTATGTCCGCTACAGACTGCTAAAAATATAGATGCAACGGTAGACAACCTTTTATCACTTGTTCCGATAATATCTTGGAACAGAGTCTGCCAATCTGATGAGTAAGCCTAGACTTTGGAATAGGGCGGATGTCCGAGCTAAAATAGACCCATCGATTATCCCTTACGCTTCTAGCAGAAGACAGAGAGAGGTTGTTGAGGCTGTGATTATGCACGGTTGCGACAGCAAAGCAGCTGCAGCTGATTTGGGTATAGATGTGCGCGGGGTTCAGCAGCACGTATCTAACATTAGGGCAGAGGCCGCGGCTAAAGGTTACAAGGAAAATACTACCGATATCCCTGACGGCTTTAGATTAAAGGGTAGGTCCACACTTTTAGACGCAGACGGCAACACGAAAGTTGAGTGGATAAAGACCGAGGCCGATAAGCAGCGCCAGCTCGACATAATGAAAGATGTCACAGAGTCTCTTGCTGAAGGCATTAAGCCGTGGCCCCGGGTAAAGTGTCCGAAAAATGTAAACAAGGATCTTTGCAGCGTTTACACGATTACGGACTACCACATAGGCGCATATTCTACTAACCGTGAAACTGGCGAATCGTGGGATTTACAAATAGCCGAGGATACACTGCATCGCGGTATCAACGCTATGATGGGCGGGTGCCCGGATTCGGAGCAGGCGGTTTTTGTGCAGATGGGAGACTTCCTGCACTTTGACGGCCTGCAAGCAGTTACTCCGATGAGCAAGCATGCGCTAGACGCAAGCGGCAGATATAGCGAGCTTGTGGAGGTAGCCGTAAAGACTTGCGTCAAGTCAGTAGAGATGTTGTTGCACAAGCACAAGAATGTGCACGTTGTGATGTGCGAGGGTAATCACGATATGGCTGGCTCTGTGTGGCTGCAAGCGATTATGAAAATGTCGTTTGCTAAAAATCCCAGAGTTACGATTGATGACTCCGGGATGCCATATTATCAGTTTAGGTGGGGCAACGTGTTCTTAGGTTGGCACCACGGGCACTTGACGCGAATCAAGAACTTATCAGGAAAGTTTTTCTCAGAACCAGAATTCCGAACAAATATGGCGTCCTGCAAGCATATATACATATCAACTGGTCATCTCCACACAAGGGAGGTGATAGAAAGCTCTGGTGCGGTGATTGAGAGACATCCAACTTTAGCTGCGAGAGATGCTTATGCTGCTCGTGGATTTGAGCATTCGCAAAGAGGCGCATTAGCAATCACTTACGACAAGGATAGGGGCGAAATAGCACGGGTTACCGCAACGCCGTGAGCAATGTTATCGATCTTCCAGTGTTATCGGCTGAGAAGCTCGAAGAGCTTGCTGTTGAGGCTGATGAGCAGCTTAGCGGATGGGTAGAGATGAAGCTATGTGCTGGTCTTAGTCCGTACACAATACTCGGCATTCTTTCACTGAATCAATCGTGGCTCGCAGGGCAACTTACCGATGAACAAGCTGACTGACCTACTCATAAAGCACGAAGGGCTGCGCCTGAGACCCTACGAGTGCACTGCGGGCAAAACAACTATCGGGGTAGGGCGTAACCTTACAGATAACGGGATTACCGAGAAAGAGGCTATGATGCTTCTCCAGCGTGACATCAACGTCTGCATCCAAGAACTCGGTCATTATGAATGGTTTAATACGCTGGACGGCGCCCGCCGTGATGCTATTATAGATTTGTACTTCTGCGTCGGTGGACCTTCTTTTTCTCACTTTCGTAAATTGATGTGGGCAATTCAGAACGGGAATTGGAAGGACGCTGGCGCAGAGGTGCTTGATTCTAAATTCGCTAGACAGACCGGAAACCGGGCGGTAGAGCTTGCTGATATGCTTGTCAGCAACCAATACACAAAAAGCTAGCAATACAACATCACCTGCATTACAATCTATCTCCAGATTCATTGGAGAATTGTTATGTACGAAAAACTAAAAATACCATTAAAAATCAGCGAAGTAGAATTTAGGCAAGGCCGACAGTTTAAAAACAAAGTCAGCTACTTAGCCTACAAGGATGCTCGCGTTGATCAAAACCGCTTAGATTCTGCAGTCGGTCCCGGTTACTGGCAGCGCAAGCATGATGTTATTGACGGCAACCTTTACTGTTCTGTCGGCATCTACAACTCAGAGATTAAGGACTGGGTGTGGGTGCAAGATGTCGGAACACCATCTAACTTCGAGTCCGAGAAAGGCGCAGCGTCTGATGCGTTCAAGCGGGCTTGCTTCAATCTCGGCATAGGCCGGGAGCTGTACGACTATCCCAATATCGTTATTGATCTGAAAGATGGCGAAGATCCTAAATACCTGCGTCTGCGCTGGGAGGGCTTAACTGATGAAAAGGGTGTGGTTGAGCTTCGCGCTTACAGCGACAATGAGATTCGATACAGCTATACCCGTGACGATGATTGGAAGCTAGATACCTTCATGACCGATAACACTCAGGCGATTCTGAACAACCACGGGTTGATTCAGGATGTCAAAGATTCCAGGTACTCACGCGAAGAGAACCTTGAAGAGCTATATGTAGCTGCTGAGCTGTGGTTTGGACTATCACCGCAGGACAGTAAGCTACTTTTCCGGGCTCCATCAAAGGGCGGCCCATTCACCACAGCTGAGAGAAAGGTAATTAAAGAAAAATTTGTCTCGGCACTCAATCAGGAGAGTTACTAATGGCAGATAATTTAGAGTTTGTGAATTTAATGAATGTGAACAAATCACAATACGATGGTTGTGATTACTATCAAACACTAAAGCCGCAAAATATTAAAGAGCTTGCGGACGCTTTGGAGGCTGGCGTGGTAAAGCTGAATAAGAATGGCAATGTTGAAGTCAGAGGCTGGATCAACAAGCCAAAAGACGGCGGTGCTGCATATATTTCTTTGAAGTGGACTAAGACTGAAAGCAAGCCTGCAAGCAATCCTGAAAAGGCTCAAACTATTGATCTTGAAGAGGATATCCCGTTTTGAAAATTGCCAACAGAAAAATTCCAGAAAACGGCCATTATTTAAAAAGTGATTGCGTAGCAGCCTTTCTTGATCTCAAAAAGGGCAGCAGCGAATGCTTGCTGTACGATGAGCAGGAAGAAATGCGTAAGGAGCTGAGCAACATCCACAGCTACTGCCGTAGGCACGATTTGGATTTTAGACCTAAAAGCCGAAAGGTAGAAGATGGCTTTGCTATCTGGAAAACCTAGACAGATGGCGGCATATATCATGTCGCTAGAAACTAAAAAAGAGCGCAGGGAGGCTCTGGGGAGAGTCCCGGAGCACTTCCAAGCGCTTGTAAAAACTCATGTGGAGATCAGTTATGAGAGAAGAAAGCTGGCTAAAAATCGAGCAGCTAACAAAAGACTACGCGAAAGCGGAGGCCAACCGAGCCTATTTGAGTGAATTCAGAAAGTCTAAAAAAGCTATGCTTATGGCCGATGCAGAGGCTAATGAGCCGGGTTTAGCCATTGCTAAACAGGAACGAGAGGCATACTCTAATCCTGAGTATCAACAACTGTTAGAAGGCATCAAGGAAGCCGTAGAGCAGGCTACAGCCTTACGGTTTCAGATTGAAGTTTTCAAAATGAGGTTTGAAACGTGGCGGAGCAAGCAGGCAACGAGCAGGGCGGAAATGAACTTGAGATGAGCTATGTGGTTCGGCGTGAGGTTAAAGATATCTTGCGCCAGAATCCGCTTATGAACAAAAAATCGAGCATTGAGATGATCAAATTTTATAGCGAGCACATGAAGCCAGACGTTCAGAAACGTGCTATCTGGACCATCCAGTGCCTTAAATATAATTTAGCGTGGGATATCAAAACCGATGCGATTAAAAGCTTCAGATAGTTGGTTTAGTAAGTGCGTCAGGGAGAGGGCTAACTGGACCTGCGAGCACTGTGAGACAGTGTACCCGCAGAACTCTCAAGGGCTCCACTGTAGCCACTACTTCGGGCGCCGGGCTAAAGGTACTCGGTGGGACCCAGACAATGCCTTCGCTCACTGCATGAGCTGCCATATGTTACTGGGGAGTAATCCTCATGATTTTCAGCGCTGGGCAGAGGAAAAGCTCGGACCGGGAACCGTAGAGATTCTAAACGAAAAGCGCAACGACACTAATCTGGCTAAAAGTATGCACAAATCGGAGAAGGAGATCGCTAAGCACTATAAGCTGGAGTATGAGACTATGCTCTCTAGGCGAGCCGCGGGTGAGTCAGGCAGATTAGAATTTACAGGATTTTAAGATGAAAAAAGAAGAAGAGATTACCTTCCAAATTATGACCCCAGATGAGCTAAATGAGTGGTTTATCAAGAGCCACAGCAGGTTCTCCGGCAAGGATCACGATGCGATTAACACGATGAACTTTTTTCTCAAGATGATTGAGAACTGGTTCGAAGATAACGAGCAGCACATAGATAGCTATGAAGAGTACGTCACCCGGGAGTTGCATTAAACTTCACCCGGGTTTAGGATTGGAAAGTCGGTCTGGGTAACGAGCCCAGCAAAAGCCGACAGAGATAAGGGGGAAAGATGTCAACTGCCCGACTGGGTAGTATTGTAACACCTCTCCCTACTTTCTCAAACTGGCAGGCACATGCGTTGGTCCGCTCCGGCGTCTCCCGGCATGTAAAATCTGAGGGAAACTGAGAAAGCCCTGTCATCAGCGTTATGAGTGGCTGAATACGCGCTCCAGTTGGGATAACCTCTGGCAGTACGCACATTTAGCGCAGTAGAACGCTCTCAGGCGGCGTGTACGGGCCGTAATCTACTGAGAAGGGCAGACCTACCTCTGGCCCTTTCCCTGTCTTCGATGGCGATTGACGGCGGCATATCACTAAACCGGGGCTTCGGTCCCGGCTAGGGTGAGTATTGCCCTGTAATCTCTCCGGCTCCTAACAGCAGCATAATAAGGATATATATGAATGAGTTAGCAAAATCGTGTAAATGCGGATTACAGATGCAGCAAGTCATTGGATTTGATGATAAAGACCAGCCATTTAGGCAGGGATGGTACTGCCCTGAGTGTAAGGCGTGGGACAAAGCAATACTCCGAGAAAGAAATGTAAAATAAATGTTGTGGATTTGTTGACACCAATGTTTACATCCGTAAAATGGGAACCATAGAGCGGCGCGGTGCTGCTCCTTTGAGGAGAAAAACCGATGACTTTGACACAGAACTTTGACCGAGAATCTGCTATTGAATATTGCAATCGACAGTCGCACGTTATGAAAGGCTTTACTTTTAACTATGACGGGATGAGCGATGAGAAGCTAACTGAGCTTGTAAAGCTGATTAAAAGTTTCATCAGAGACTTCCCAAGCGATTATCAGGAGCGGTAAGGCAATGGCTAACAGATTAAACGCAGGCGAAAAGATTCACCTCCAAGAATATTTTGCTCGCAATGTTGATGGCAAAGTAAAGCTCCGCAAGGTCAAAATGATGGTTGCTGGACAGAAGTTTGATAGCGACATCAATATGTGTGGCGATACGCACAGCGCTCATGACATCAATTTTTTCTTGGACATGAGAAGAAATTATCCTGAAACAGTATGCAAGAAGTGCGAGAAGAAGTTAAAAAGGATCGTCAACGAGGCAGCATGATCTGCCAGCAACCAGCACCAGACCCGCTTAACTGCGGGTTTGTAGGTAGAAACATAACTCAATCGGAGAATAAAATGACAAATTTAAACCTGCATCGAACTATTAATATTAACTTGGAGCGAAGCGATAACTGGATAGAGTTTTCTTTAGAATCAGACGATGGATCAATAGAGGTAAATACATTCTTTGGCGGCTACGGTGACGATGATCAAACCAAAAAACTGATGGTCAGTAACGCACTGATAGATCTTCGCCAACAAATTGATCAAATGCTGCAGGAGGATGAGGCATGAAGAGCATATATAACATTGTGATGGATAACCTTGATTCTTGCATCCGGTTTGGCGAGTGGGACCCTACAGAGCGAGTGCTAAATCTTGTTATTGAGGCGCTCGTTGAGGACGAATCTGCGAGTGTAATTGTTAATGACGCTCATGATGGCGATGATCAGTTAGCTGATATAGCTGTACGGATGCTTTGGGCAAAGGGTGAAGAGATCGAATTATTAGAGAAAAAGTACCGCAAGCGCAGCAATCACCTGCTCAGAGAACACGCGAAAGGTTACATTGATGGATACGAGTCAGATGCGTGGGGCGAGTGGGATCGAGTCTGCGTACCAATGAGGGCGCACGCATGAAAGAATTCACTGCATTTGTCGGAAGCTGCGCGATTGTCACCCTGATGATGCTAATCGTGCTAGCAGGCTGGTCGGTTTAAGTCACGGACAAAAGTCCAAATAAAATCACAAGAATTGTCCGGGGGTACGATGAGGCACAATAAAAACATAGAATTTTGGGCACTGATGGGCGCCCACACAATAATGCTTTCTTTCATGTTAATGGTGTTGATATGGATTTAAGAGAGCATCAGATTCAAGCAATACAGATGGTTCGGGAATCAATGTCTCAGGGTAATCGCCGGGTAATACTGGCGGCTCCCTGCGGCTTTGGGAAGACGATAACAGCAGCTGCGATTGCGAAGTCAGCGGTTGAGAAGGGTAAAAGGGTATTGTTTGTCTGTGACCGGATAAAGCTGGTCGAGCAGTCGATTGAGGCTTACGCAGAGCACGGTTTAGAATTTGGCGTGATCCAAGCGCAGCATCACCTATCAGATGGCTATCGGGCACCTATCCAAATTGCCTCAGTGCAGACTTTGGTTAAGCGTAAGGATTGGCCCCACGCTGATCTAATTATTGTCGATGAGGCGCATGTCATGTACAAGTCTCTTGTTGAAAAGCTAGAGCAATGGAATGCGGTGCCCGTTGTAGGGTTGACGGCTACACCGTTCAGTAAAGGACTAGGCAAGATATTCAACGATGTTGTTGTGCCTATCACTACTCGGCAGCTGCAAGAGCAAGGCTGGCTTTCCAAGTGTGAATATTATGTCGGCAAGAGTGTAGATACGAAGGGTATCAAAACCAAGGCGCTGACAACTGGTGGAAGTGATTATGATCCGGAAGAGCTGGGTAATCGGATGTCTGATGACATCGAGCTTACCGGGAGTATTGTTGATAATTACCGCGACCATAGTAACGGCTTAACGCGCAGGGCTGTGGCATTCGCACCAAACATCGCCTACAGCAAGAACCTTGTTGAGCAATTCAACTCTGCAGGGATACCAGCCGCGCATATAGATGGCTACACGCCGCAGGAAGAGCGTGACATGCTCTACCGTGACTTTGAGCGTGGCGATTATAAGGTTCTCTCGTGCTCTCGGCTGCTAGGTGTTGGCTGGGATGATCCGGGGTGTGAAATCTTAATAGACTGCTTCCCTTGTAAGTCCATAATAGCCTACCAGCAGCGGGCTGGGCGTATACTCAGGACCGCGTCGGGCAAGGAGAAGGCTACCTACCTCGATCATGCGGGCAACGTGAGCCTCCACGGCTTTGCGGAAGATATAGTGCCTGAGTCTCTTGATGACGGCGAGAAGCGATTCAAAGAGACCGAGCAGGTCAAGAAAGAAGAAAAGGAACCGATTACTCATACCTGTCCACAGTGCACTGCAGCGTTTCAGGGCCGCAGGTGTGATTGCGGATACATACTTCCCGCAGATACGCAGATGTTGAAAGACGATGGCACTAAGCTGGTACTAGCCGATGGTGAGACCCTGAAGCAGATGAAGCAGCGCTGGATGTCGGAGCTGATGGACTACTGCCATCGCAAGGGCTTCAATCCCGGCTGGGCATCCCATAAATATCGTGAGAAGTTTGGGGTTTGGCCCGTTGGGTTAGATCGGACACCAGAGGTCTGCAAGTCGAAGGATGTAATGAGCTTTATCACTTACGCCAACATTCGCTCAGCGAAGAGACCCGCCCGTGCTTGCTGAGATACTCCCGCACTTAAACCGAGTAAGGCAGCACGGCTCTAGCTACAGGGCGAGCTGCCCGATCCACGGCGAGGATAAAGATCCTAGTCTTAGCTTAACAGAGAAGGACGGCAAGGTGCTCATTCATTGCTTCGCCTGCGGCGTAAGCGGGCTCGATGTAGTGCAGGAGCTAGGTTTGAGGCCAAGAGTCCTGTTCAGCGATGAGTTGCCGCATGACCCGGACTGGATGCTGAAGAAGACAAAGGACGAGGACCAAATGTACTGCCTGATCTACGAAAGCGCTAGGGCAAGGGGTGATGTGATCCGGGCAAAGGAATTCAGCAGATACAAATTGGCAAGAAAAAGAAATGAGATCAGAGAGCAAAAAAACCTGTAAGCGGAGCCTGACCTACATGAATCGTCCAATGTACGAAACACCAGAGAGCCTCAAGAATGAGGATGAAGTGGCACAAAAGATATCTGCTGCGTGGAATACTAAGCTAAACAAGCTGCCTATCAAGTATCGCGTAGACTACGCTGCGGAGCGCAACGGTAAGATTGTGGCTTGGATAGAGGTTAAGACGAGAAAGTACAACATGAATGACTTCGATAGCTTTATGTTATCATTGGATAAATACAATGCCTCTGTGCAACTGGGTAGCATAACTAATCTCCCGGTAACTCTAGTGGTTCGATGGAAGGACAAGATAGGATACGCTGATCTGCTACACTGCAGGGGCGTAATAAAGATGGGCGGCAGGAAGGACCGCGGAGATCCTCAAGACATACAGCCCGCTGTATACATCCCGATACATGACTTCAGGGAGCTATAAATGTCTAGATTACTGTTTGCTCTATTGCTGACCTGCTGCGTACCACGCGATGAGTTATGCGAGGAAAGGTGGCGCTGGGAAGCTACCGGGCATGATTATGTTGGTATACCCGCGGGCGCCGATTACTGCGGAAGGAATTCAAATGGCTGAATTTAGGTCATGCTTTTATTGTGATGCGACACTTGAGTCTGGCGATATAAAACAACGTATTGAGCGAGATCACTTCCCTGTTCCCAATAGGCTAGGAGGCAAAGATATGGTAGATAGCTGTGTCATGTGCCATAACATGAAAGACCGCTTCAAAATAGAAAGCTGGAGTGTGGAATGGGTTGGGAAGATTATCCAAGACTTCCCCAACTTAGGCAGAGAATCGCGTATATTCTTAGCCAAAGCTATTGATGTCATGATGGATATTCAAGCGGAGAAGCAAGATGGCTAGGCCAGAGAGGGTATTCACAGAGGAAGAGATCGCTGAGGTTGAAAGGCTTGCTCCATCATTAACCCAGCAGCAGCTCGCTGATTATTTCTGTATTAGCGTCAATACTTTAAAGGAAATCATGAAGCGGGATAAGCGCGTTTCTGATAGTTACAAGCGCGGACTGACCAGAGCCGGGATAATTATGGTTGAGAAGCTATATGACAAGGCGATGGAAGGCGATCATCCAAGCATGAAGCTCTGGCTGTCACAAAGGATGGGATGGACCGAGAAGAGCCGTCAGGAGATATCAGGACCAGATGGAAGGCCGATTGAGAAGGACTACCACGTTACCATTGAGGTTGTTAACCCGGGAGACTTAGATGCCGATTAGCGTGAAGCGTATAGGCAAGAGATACAGGCTGGTAGAGCCTGATGGGACCATCGCCAAGAACGACAGGGGCACAGCGATTGATGGCGGCGGCCACAACACTAAGGATAAGGCCGAGGCGCAAAGTCGGGCTATACGAATTCGGAAGTCGTCAGTAGAGATTGAATGAATCTACAGATTGCACCTAAACTACTGCCAATACTAACCGCCAAGCAGCGCTTTGTTGTTGTATACGGCGGCCGGGGAAGTGGCAAGAGCTACGGGCTTGGCTCCCTGAGCCTCCTGAAAGCTCTCAAGGGCCAGAAGATCGGAGCCTTTAGAGAGTTTCAGAACAGCATAGATGACTCAGTACACAGCCTCCTAGCGTCTCAGATAGGCTCTTATGAGCTAGAAGACTTTGAGGTTCAGAACAACCAGATACTCTTCAACGGTGAGGTAGCCTTTAAGTTTAGAGGCTTAGCCCGCAACGTAGAGGCCGTTAAGTCGATGTTCGGCTTTAACCTTTTCTGGGTTGAAGAGGCGCAGACGATATCCTTCGATAGTCTCAAGGCTTTAACTCCTACTCTCCGGGAGCAGGGCAGTCAGATATGGCTGTCGGGTAACCCACGGGCCAGCACTGACGCATTCTCCGAGCGATTCATTAAGCCATTTGAGAAGCAGCTCAACCGTGACGGCATATACGAAGACGATATGCACCTAGTGATCCGCATGAACTATGAGGATAACCCGTGGTTCGTGAAGACACCGTTGGAGCAGGAGAGGCTGCATGATAGGCAGAACTTGCCCAGAGCTATGTACGAGCACATCTGGGAAGGCAAGCACCTTGATACGGTGCAGGATAGTATTATTGAGCCCGATTGGTTTGATGCCGCTATAGACGCGCACACCAAGCTTGGATGGAAGCCAGAGGGTGCTCTTCTTGCTTCGCATGATCCATCGGATGAGGGCGGTGACAGCAAAGGCTACGCACTGCGCCACGGCAACGTGATTCTTGATGTGTGCGAAAAGGTAACAGGTGATTCCAACGAGGGTATGGACTGGGCACTAGACAAGGCGGTAGCAGCTCAGGCGGACCACTTCATCTGGGACTGTGACGGTCTTGGTATAAGCCTCAAACGGCAAGTAGATCAGGCGCTGGATGGCAAGAAGATGGAGTACCATATGTTCAAGGGCTCCGAGTCACCGTATGACCCAGAGATGCCGTACACGCTGGGCGGTAGCCAGAGGGCCAAGACGAATAAAGAGACATTCTTCAATAAACGCGCTCAGATGTGGTGGACCCTGCGAGATAGGTTCGAGGCAACGTATCGCGCTGTGGTCAAGGGCCAATACATAAACCCGGAGGAGTTAATTAGTTTGTCATCAGATATTGACAATATTGAACAATTACGCTCTGAGGTGTGCAGAATTCCACTAAAACGCTCAAACTCTGGTAAAATCCAGATACTAAGCAAGGTAGAGATGGCGAAGAAGCCGTACTCAATACCTTCACCAAATATGGGCGATGCCTTAATGATGTCGATGCACAGCCCTAAAGCCAGCGCTGTTAAACCAGTGACTATAAACTTTGCGGGATGGAAGAATGGCAGAATATGACAATGGCAAAGAGTTAGAGGATCGCGGTGCTACCGAGGATGATCTTGCCTACAAGGCAGATTACGAAGAGCATCAGGACGTTATCGAGCTGCTGGATAAATGCCAGCAAGCAGATAAGGACAACCGGGAGCGCGTAAGAGAGGCGCACTTGTTCTTGGACAAGCGCGATGGTCAGTGGGAACCCTACTGGTGGAACTCTAACGAAGCTAAGCCGCGCTATACGTTCGATATGGTTAATCCCATAGTGGATCAGGTTGCCTCTGAGATAGAGCAATCCGACTACGACATCCGAGTATCTCCCGCTGGAGGCGATGCAACTAAAGACCTTGCCATTGCCTATGACGGCATCATCCGCAACATCGAGCAGATGTCCAACGCCAAGACTACTTATGCCCAGTGCGCTAGGAATATGGTGATCGGCGGGATGGATGGCTGGCGCGTGGTCCAGAAGTACGTTGATGACAACAGTTTCGACCAAGACCTAGCTATTGAGCATATCGGAAACTTTGTAGATCGGGTGTGGTTCGATCCCGCAGCAGAGAATCAAGATAAGTCAGACAGTCGGTATGCCTTCGTGCTTCACGCGATGGCGAAGGATGAGTACGAGGCCCGATTCCCAGAGGGCTCTGGCGAAAGCGTAGATGATGACCGCGAAGGTGAGGCGTACTACGACAAGGCTGAGTGCATTGTAGTTGGTGAGTTTCTGTATTTGGAGTCAGAAGACCGTGAGCTTGTAATGATGTCCAACGGTCAGGTACATGAGGTCAACGAGGACTTTGAGAAGGTTGTAGATGATCTCGCGGCCATTGGTGTGACAGAGGCAAAGCGCCGGACCCGCAAGAAGCACTATGTTTGCTCTCGGTTCTTTGATGCCAAAGACTTCTTAGAAGACAAGAAAGAGACTGTCTTCTGCCGCATTCCCGTGGTCCCGGCATACGCCAACTTTAAGATATTCGAGAACAAGACAATCTACTGGGGAGTCGTTGAGAAGCTGCTCGATCCTCAGCGGGTGATGAACTACAGCGTTTCACGTGAAATCGAAGAGGGTGCGCTGGCTCCAAGAGCTAAGTATTGGATGACAATGGCTCAAGCCAGTGGGCATGAGAAGCAGCTCGAAACTTTGAACACCAACGCAGATCCCGTCCAATTTTACAACATAGACCCAGAATCACCTGCCGTGCCACAACAGCAGGGAGGCAGTCAGGTTAATCCCGGATTGGCGCGGATATCTGAGTCTATGCGAGCAATCATAGGCCAGACGGCTGGTATGTTCGCGGCCAATATGGGCGACAATCCCGGGCTACAGTCTGGCGTTGCTATCAAGCAGTTGCAGGACCGTGGGACCAATAGCACGATGAAGTACAGTCGCGGTTTAGAGATTGCGGTAGCGGCTACAGGAAGGCTCCTAAAGGATGCCATCCCTATGGTCTACGACACAGAGCGTCAGGTTCGCATCCTGCGAGAGGATGAGTCCTACGATATGGTGCCTATCAATCAGAAGGTGATCGACAACGCCACAGGCGAGATTGTCACCGTCAATGATCTGCAGGTTGGAACCTATGACGTTACCTGTCGGGCTGGCCCTAGCTTCCGCAATCGGCAGCAGGAGACGATTGAGGCCATCACGACACTGGCACAGACTGATCCAAGCCTGATGCAGATCGCTGGTGACCTTTTGCTGCAGAACATCTCCACGCCAGCCGCGTCTCAGATCGCAGAGCGCAAGCGGATACAGATGATTGCTGCCGGATTGATCCCGCAATCTCAGATGACCGAGGAAGAGCTGCAAGAAATGGCCGCTAAGATGCAGTCGCAGGGACAACAGGCTCCTGATCCGGCTATGGTGCTCGCGCAGGCAGAACAGATGAAGGCTCAGGCCGACATGATGAAGGCCCAGATAGACGCTCAGAAGGTGCAGAACGACACTTTGAGGATACAGCTACAAGCTCAGAACGATCAGAACGAGTTGGTAGCGGAGCAGGCCAAGACGCAGGTTGATGTCTTCAATGCTCAGACCAATCGCATCAAGGCGCAGGTTGAGGCTGAGAAGGTTGGTGCTGTTATAGACCACACCAACATCAAGGCATTTGGTGATCAGCTAGACAACCAAGAGCAGATGACCGACATGATGGATGAGCAAGAGCGCAAGGCCCGGATGGCTATGATGTCCGATGTGGACCTGATGAGGATTGCTAACGGTGGCTGAGCAAACATCTCTGCGACAGTTTATTCCTGAGCCTACTACGTCATTGATGAGCGTAGAGGGCTTATCTGGTTATACACAGCAGAATCCTTTACCAGTTGATGAGAGGGACAGACAGGAAGCCGCAAGGGAGCTGAGCCGCAGAGGCATAACAGCGCAGGCTCCTGTGCCGTCCAATCAGAGCGTGATGGCTGCGCCTACATCAATCAATCCGTTCAATCCTGCGTTCAGAGAGACCGCAAGATCAGCTCTAAATGACTTCTTTGGCGGTAGCAATATTGCAGGCAGAGAAGGCTATCGCACAGGCCAGCTAGTAGATACTGCGGTAGGAGCGATGGACTTCATTCCCGGTGTAGGCGATGCGATGGGCGTAGGAGATTTGCGTCAGTCTATTGGCTCTGGTGACTTGATCGGCACGGCAGTGGACACTACAGCTTTGGCTGCTGGGATGATTCCTGTTGTCGGTGATGCTGCTGCAAAGGTTATTAAAAAGATAGGCGATGAGCCTTTACGCGGCGCTCCACGGATGCCTCCGCTATCGAATGCTCAACGTACTCAGCTTGGAGCTTCAACGCTTCCGAGTTATCAAAAAGCTAGAAATGTGCTTGGCGAGGGCAGAACTCTGGATTTTGGGGCCGGAAGAGGTCAAGGGGCGTCAGAGATTGGGGCAGACACTTTTGAACCATATCCGCGAGAGGGATTCAGCCCAACATATTCCAGCGCAGCAGATATTCCAGATGAATCGTACGAGAACCTAACATCTCTTAATGTGCTTAACGTAATGCCCAGAGATGTCAGGGATCAGGCGGTTGCTGATATTGGCAGGGTTTTGGCTCCCGGAGGCAGAGCTGTTGTCACCACTCGCGGCAGAGACGTGTTGAACGCAAAAGGCACTCCGGGTAGAGAGCCTATGTCGATAATCACTACTGCAGACACTTATCAGAAGGGTTTTAGTCAGCCAGAGCTTAGGGATTATATGCAGGCTCAATTAGGTGAAGGCTTTACCATAAGAAACCTGCCAGAGAAGATAGGTCAAGCTGGCGTGTTGATAGAGAAAACAGCGTCTCCTACAGCCCTATACAGTGGCGGCAGAACAGGCATTGCCACTGCCTCTGCATTGCGTAATGAGCTTGAGCGTCAATTTGGTGGACCTATCCCAGAGATAGGTAGAGATTCAACTTTGTTAGGGCGCGTTGGGGACGTAAGAAGGGTTAATGAAATGGATGTGGAGATGAGCGCTCCACAACTTACCAGTTTTCCTCTCGCAAGAGCCGAAGATCTCATAGATCGCGCATACATGACGGGCATAACAGATACGAGTAGGCCCGGGTTAGAAAGAGTTACAGCAGTCAATGGTGTGCCAGTAGACAGCCTGCAGCGTGGCGGTTTTGGGTTCGGCATGCAGCCAAACAACATCGATAGAGGTATTGCGTTTGCATCTGCCGAGAACGCTGTCAGGGCGCAGCTAAACAGGGCAAGACAGGCACAGTCTCTTAGTGGTAGGCCGGGAGTAATATTTGCTCCGCACGGAATGGTAGGGCCAAGCCCTGACTTTGCAACGATGTCAACTGACATCGCGGTGCCATACGCGCAGCGCGTTTTAAGCCAATCTGATAAGAACATTTTAGATAAGAGAATACGAGAGGGCACGGACAGCAAGGCTGCACTGATACCGGACTTTCCGGGGATAGACAGGGCAACACCAGAATATCTGTCCAGCATAGGCGGTAAGAGAAAATCTATTTTGCAGGCGCTTGATGAAAAAGGGCCACAGGAAGCTGGGGCTTTGAGTAGGTCACAAATCAGAGCAATCGTTACCGAGCCATCTGAAGTGGATGCACCATTTGGGCAGGTCAATGCGTTCTACGAGCTGAACCCAGATTATTATGCGGGCACAAATCCTTTAGATCCTGTCATGAGTGATCACCCGTCTTATGCGTTTGCGTTATCTGGGAGGCCCATAGGTCTGGCTAGAGAGGGTTTTAGTATCTTTGATCTTGACCCTAGCATATTCGGCGTAGACAAGCGTCCCGCGGCTAATTTTATGGATTTGCTAGCTCAAAGAAGAGCGGCTGCAGAGCAAAGCCTGTCCGACATGCGCCTAAAGGGTGCAGATAGCGAAGAGCTTGGCAAGGCGTCAGGGAAGCTTAAAGGATACGATTTCCCCGGGCTTTATGGTGATGGCAATTATGGATCAAGCGTACAGGGCATGATAAAGGCTGGCGGTCAGGGAAGGATCACTCAGGAGATGGTAGATGACCTTCTCAGGAGAGGGCTGATAATAGACTAAAAACATTGCAAAACCACAATATGTGGTATAGTTAGGCTACAGCGAACTCCACGCTTACTTGGAGGCACGGAACGTCACCGTTTATTTGACGGCATTTATGGAAGGTAA